TCCGCGACCTGTTGCTGTCGATCGCGCGAACCTCGACGCGGAACGTGGAGGCGGCGGCATGAGCCAACTCCCCGACAAGGATCGGGTGCGCCGCGAGCTGCAGCTCCGGGTCACCGATCTGCTGGACGCGCTGGGCTTCGCGGTGCGGGTGCGCGGCAGCGTGGTGAACACCCAGAACCCGCGCTCGCCCGGGGCCAAGGGCGCGTTCGCGATCTGGGTGGCGGGCGACAAGGCCGGCGGCTTCCACGACTTCCAGACCGGCGACGGCGGCGACGTCTTCGAACTCATCCGCTACGTGCTGCGGCTCAACGAGTTCATCGACGCGCTGAAGTGGTCGGTGAACTGGCTCGGGTGGGCCGATCTGCCGGTGCGCTCGGCGGCCGAGCAGCGCATCGAGCGCGAGCGCGCCGAGGCTGAGCGCCGGCAGCGTCGATCGAGGGAAGAGGCGCAGCGGCGCAGCTACTCGCACCGGCTCTTCACGTGGTGGCGTGGGCTGGCGCCGATCACCGGCACGCTCGCCGACGTCTACCTGCGCGAGGCGCGCTCGATCCCGCTGGAGCGCATCGGCGCGCCGAAGTACCGGCTCGCCGCCCTGCGCTACTGCGAGCGGCTGCAGCACAAGGACGACGAGACGGGCGAGATCACCTACTGGCCGGCGATGGTCGCGGCGATGACGCGCGACGACGTCGGGGTGAGCGGCGTCCACCGCACCTGGCTGCGGCCAGACGGGCTGGGCAAGGCGGACGTCCACCGGCCGAAGAAGATGCTAGGCCCGACCATCGGCGGCGCGATCCGGCTGACGCGCGGGCCCAGCGGCCTCTCGGCCCCGGAGGCGGCGCGCAAGGGCGTGGCGGGCCCGCTGGCGATCGGCGAGGGCATCGAGACGACGCTCTCGGTCGCCGCCGCGATGCCGGCCTGGCGCACCTGGGCGGCCGGCTCGGTCGACCACATGGCGAAGCTCGCCTGGCCTGACTGCGCCGACCACGTGATCCTGCTGCAGGACAACGACTGGGGCGAGGTGGCGCGCGCCGCGTTCGACCGGACCCTGGCGCACTGGCGCCGGCAGGCGCGCGGCCGGCAGCTCGACGTCGCCCGCAGCGAGGTCGGCAACGACTTCAACGACTGGCTGAAGGGAGCGGCGTGATGGCTCTGCGCGAGGGGATCGAGCTGCGCTTCCCGCCGGTGACGCATGTCTACACCAGCGCCAGTCCGCACCCGGTGCGGCTCGATACGGTGACGATCGAGGAGGCGCGCGAGGTCATCGTCCGCATCTGCGACGAGCTGGCGGTCTACCGCGAGGACATGCGCGAGTTTCGTCTCTACCGCCAAGAGCTCCGCGCGCTGCGCGAAGAAAGGCTGCGCCGCGAGATGGTGCGCGAACACTGGCGCGAGCACGGCGGGGACACCTGACGTGGCTGACCGCATCGACGAGATCGGGTCGGCGCTGACGACGCTGACATTCGAGCAGGAGCGCAGCGAGTTCCTGCGCCAGGCGGGCCGGCGCGATCCGCTGCCGGGCGCGCCGCTGACCTGGCAGGTGGGCAAGGACGCGGGCGACGTCGTGATGCTGGAGCCGGGCAAGTGGCAGGACTACGCCGACCCGAAGAGCGGCCTGCCGCCAGGCTGTCCGGTGACGCCGATCTACAAGCGCGGCGTGCTGTTCGGGTTCATCGACACCAGCGGCCAGATCAGCGAGTTCAAGTCGGGCAGCGCCGGCAAGAGCGTGCTGGAAGGCGTCTTCGCCGGCCGCGAGAACTGGATGAAGTGGGCCTGCCCGCGCAACTCGGAGCCGAAGCGCGACCGCGCCGGCCATGTGGTCAGGCCCTCCCAGGTCACCGGCTTCGACGCCGACTGGCTGCGCGAGCTGCTGATGGCGGCCTGCGCCAAGCTGGAGGGCGGCGAGCTGGAGATCCGGGGCCGGGGCGCGCACCGCGGCGCGGCCGGCGAGCTGATCTACCACGCCGGCAACTGCATCCTGATCGGCTCGGAGTGGCACCCCAGCGGGCTCGTCCTCGACGGCTGCGCCTACCCGGATCGGCCGGCGATCGGGCGCCCATCGCTGCGCCGCCAGCCCGAGGGCATCGGCAGTCCCGGCGATCAGCTTCTGGAGATGCTGCAGAGCTTCAACTGGGATCGCGCGGACTTGGATGCGCGCCTGACGCTGGGCTGGGTGATGATGGCGAAGATCGGCGGCGCGGTGCGGCGCCGGCCGCTGCTCTTCGTGCATGGCGGCGAGGGCTCGGGCAAGTCGACGCTGCATGAGCTGCTGCGCCTCGTCATGGATCGCGCGCTGATGGCGACGTCGGACACCACGCCGGCCGGCATCTACCAGTTCCTGGGCCAGGACTCGATCGCGGTGCTGGTCGACGAACTGGAGGCGGACGACGGGCAGCGGCGGCGCAAGAGCGACATTCTGGCCCTGATGCGGATCGGCTACTCGGGCGACCAGATGCACCGCGGCGGCAAGGAGGGCGTCGGCCAGAACTTCCTGGCGCGCTCGGCGTTCATGGCGTCAGCGGTGAACAAGCCGGCGACCGAGGCGCAGGACGATTCGCGGATGGCGCTGGTCATGCTGCGCGAGCGCGACAAGGTCGGCGAGCGGCTCGAGATCAATCCGAAGTGGGCGCAGGCCTGCGGCCGGGAGCTACTCAAGCGAGTCATGGACTGGTGGGCGAGGTGGGACGAGCTGGAAGACACCTGCCGCCAGGCGCTGGTCGACGCCGGCCACAACGACCGCAGCGCCGACACGTTCGCGCCGCTGATGGCGGGCTGTCACACCGCGCTGCGCGACGACATGCCGGAACTCGGCGAGCTGGAGGACTGGAAGCGGTGGCTCGATCCGCGGAAGCTCAACGAGCTGAACACCCGCGAGAGCACATGGTGGCGTTGCTTCACCCAGATGCTGAACGCCAAGCCAAAGGCCGAGGTCTTCCGCCAGCGCAAGGAGACGTCGGTTGGCGCGTTGCTGCTGAAGTTCAAGGAAACCCCGGCGTTCCTGCTGGACTGCCGGGAGCGGTTGCCCCAGGTCGGCATGCAGGTGGTGTTCCACCAGGGCGATCCGCAGGACTTCGAGCACGCGCTGCTCTTCGTGGCGTCCAACCACGCTGGCGTGCGCGAGCTGTTCGAAGGGACCAATTGGTCAGGTCTGGCCGGCGCACCCGGCCCGTGGGCCTACGCGCTGCGGCAGGCGCCGGCGGGGCTCTGGGAGGCGCAGGCGAAGTGCAAGGTGGGGTTTCTCAGCGCGACCGCAGGGATCAGGCTGCGGATTGCTGATATGCTGGCCCACGGCGACGTCGGGGTCGATGACGAGGAGGATTGAGGCATGCAGTTCCTGATGATCAGCCGCCGGGACGGCGAGTCGATCCCGATCAACCCGCTGCAGGTGTGCTTCGTGCGCCGTGTCGGCTCGGTCACCAGCGTGGCGATGGCGGACGGCCAGTCGTTCCGCATCCACGCGGACGTCGAGGCCGTGCTGAAGGCGGTCGAGCACGCGGCGGACGCCAGCCCCGGCGGCAAGCGCACGACGATCGCGGCCGAGGAGCCGGCGCCGCCGGAAGGCGCCGTCATGGCGCCAGGCGCGACGCCAGCGGCCGAGGACGAGGACGGCGGGGGTAAGGTGGCCGAGGAAGAGAAGGCCGCCCAGAAGGCCGCCCACGACGACGGTGAGCCGGCGCAGCGGGCGGGCAGTCGACGCTAAGAGGTTTCGCCAGGCGCGTTTCCCCTGAACAGGCGCGCCTGGCGAAGGGAACCAGCGGACCAGCCAATCCCCGCTGGTGCTCGACCTGAGCGCCTACGATGTTCGCCACCGGCAATCGCCCCCCCGATGAACGTGGCGACGGGTGACCCAGGAAAAGCGGAACCCCCGGGAGCTAGCCGGCGCCCGGGGGTTCTTTCGTGCTGGGTTGTGGGGGCGGGCGTCAGTCGCTGGCGTGCTTCGCCCACGGACCGAGGTCGGCGAGGATGGGCGCCAGGCTGGCTTCCAGCGCGGCGAGCACGCCCCGCGCCGCGGGGTAGTCGCGCTCGTCCTTCGCCGCCGCGTAGATGCGGCTCAGCGTGCGCTTGTTGACGCCGGTGAGGCGCGCCACGCCGGCCGCCCATTGCGGGCCGAACAGGCGCTCGCCGAACGCCACGACGACGACCGCGTAGTTGGGCGGGCGCACCTTGGGCGGCGGCTTGCCGATGTTCCAGTCGGTGCTCATGCGGGTTGCGCCTCCCAGGCGGCGGCGAGCACGGCGAGCGTGTCGACGCCGCGCTCGGGGGCGAACCCGGTGTGCGTTTCGATGACGCGGTCGGCGGCGTACATGTAGGGGAAGCTTTGCAGCGTCGTCTCCGTGGCGCGCTTGCCACGGGTGACGGCGCGCCGGTCGTCCTCGATACGCGCCAGCGTGTCGATGGCGCGCTGCGGCAGGCTGGCGAGCAGTGCGTGGTGCCTGGCGTCGGCGCCGAGGCTCTTGATGGTGGGCATGTGTGGTTCCTTTCTGTGTCCTGAATAGGTGACACCTGGCGGCCCGGTCAAGGCCGCCAGGTGTCGGTGTATGTCAGCCGCCGGCGAAGGTGACCTCGGCGCCGAACACGTGGACGGGGAAGTTGCCGCCCTCGCGCTCCACGTAGTCGGCCGGCGGGACGCGGAACTTGACGATCAGGCCCAACCAGCCGGCCTGCACGAAGTAGCCGGTCACCTGGCCGTCGCACTTCCAGTGCGTGGAGTGGACGAAGGCGCCCAGCGGCGGCGGGGCGAAGCCCTTGCCGCTCCACTTGATGGCGTCGGCGGCGTTCTCCAGGCCCTTCGAGCGGCCCGCGTCGTCCCTGATCCACACCGGCGCTTCCCAGGCCGGGCAGGTGGCGCGCCAGCCCCAGGCGTAGTCGTTGTGCAGCCAGGTCGGCCCGAACTGGTTGCGCACCTGCTGCAGCGCGCCGGGGAAGGCGGCGCGCATCCAGCCGTCGCCCAGCTTCTCGCGCCACTTGCGGGCGCCCTGCTCGCAGGCGCCGTGCTGCTCGGCGAACGCCTCCAGCGCGGCGGACTGCTCGGGGGTGAGATCGTGGCGGGTGTTCATGTGTGGGGTCCTTTCCCTGTTGCGAGCACTGGCGCTCAGATGACGGACGGTCGATGCCGTCCGTCTGCTGAATGTCAGCGGGCTAGTAGCCGCGGCGGATCGCCCAGCGGGTGATCGCGTCGACCGCGGACCCGGAGATCGCCGGGCCGTCGTCGAAGCGGCCCAAGTCGCCCAGCAACGCCAGGCTGTTGGTGAAGCGGCCATCCGCGGTCGTCACGAAGACGTCCACCCACTCGCCGCGGGCGGGGTCGTTCGGGTCCGTGCAGGTTTCCGCGGTGACGTCATAGCCGCGGATGGTGTCGGTGTGTGTGGTCACGATCATGTCCCCCAGGAAGGGGTTAGCGGGGGGATGACGTGGCGCCCCCCGCACTCGCCGCCCTTGCGCCGGATTGTCTGGCCGCCCCGAGAGGCTCCAGGTCCGCAACGGCCTGCCTGTCCAGAAATAGGCCGCACAGTGTCCCATGTCAACGACAGGTAGCGGGACACAGTGCGACATGTTGTCAGCCCTTTTGGGCCAGGAGCTTACGCAGCGCGGCGACATGCGCGGTCGTGAGGGAGAGCCGGAACGCGGGGACGACTTGCGACCACGGCGCCGCCGCCTCTGTCCAGAGTTCCAGCGTCGCGCCGTCGTCAAACACGGAGAGATTGGCGTGGAGCCCGGCGCCAAGATCGGCGTGTTTGCGGGCTTTCGGCGTGTAGAGGTTGCTCATGGGGTTGTTCCCTCAGTCGGCGCGAGGCGGGATGCCTGGCGCTCAGTGGACGGGCCGGCGCACCGGCCCGTCGCTGAGCGTCAGCCGGCCTAGGCGGCGAGCGCCAGCGTCTCGCGGACCACCATCGGCCCGGTGTGCGCCTTCGCCTTGGCGCCCTTTGGGGAGAGCCCGACGACGACGTTGCGCGGATCGAGATGCCGCAAATCGTGCTGATCGCCATCGATCACGGGAAACCCGTTCCACGTGGCGGGAAACGCGCCGGCAAAGATCACGGCGACGTTGTGACCGCGGCTGAGCGCGGCGACGCACGCCGCTTCGTTGTCGCCGGCAAAGCTCAGCGTGAGCGCCAGGTTGGCCGGCGCCTTGTCCAGCCGGTTCGGGTTCTTCGTGTAGTCCACGAATTGCACATGGGCGAAGAGCGCCAGCAGCGTGATGCGCTCGCCTTCGCGCCGGCCGGTGATGCGGGCGGTTTTCGCGTCCAGCGCAAAGCTCATGCGCTCATAGGCGACGTCGGTCGACCCGTTGAGCCTGACGCACGGCCGGAAGTCGTCCCGCGCCGCCTGGCGCTCTAGCGCGACGATGCGCCGCGCCAGGTGATTCAGGTAGGCGTTGCGGTCGTGCATGAAGGCTTGCGCCTTGGCGATGCGAGCGGCCCGAACCCCGTTGGTGTCGTGCTCGATATCGCGGACCATGCTTGCCTGGCCCGAGTACCAGCCGAGACAGAGCGCGATGCACTCGGTCGAAGCGTGCGAGCACAGATTGCCGGCGCCGCCGCTGGCGTGAGGCGCCATGTAGTGAATGCCGTTCAGCCATCCGTGGCCTTGCGCCTTAACGGCCTTGGCGCTGTCCGTCGACAGCAAACGTCGCGGATCGAAGCTAGTCATCGGGTTAGTTCCCTTTACTGGCGCGGCTGAATTGCCGTCACCCGTTGGTGTCGTCTCTAGGCTAGTGACTGTCCCAGGTCAACGACAGCATGCGCCATCGATGTGCGACAGTTTGGCGCCATGCCTGGCGCTCAGTAGACGGGCCGGCGCACCGGCCCGTCGCTGAGCGTCAGACCGCGGCGAGATCGGCGGCGCCGAACCGCTCGCCGACAGGCTTGCCGCGGCGCGCGTCCTGCAACGCCAGCATGAAGTGACGCTTCGAGAAGCAGTCGCGAGCACGGATCAGGCGCCCGTTGCAGATTGCGACGCCGCGGTTGGGCTCACCGACGAAGTACATCGCCTGAGTTTCGGCCCATGCGGCGGCATCGTGCGCGCTGGTGAACACCGCATCGGGGAGGCGCAAGTTGTCCCAGGTGACGACGATGGCCGCGCAGCCGGCGATTTCGAGTGTGATCAGTTTCATCGGGTAGTTCCCTAGTCGGCGCCTGGCGGGATGCCTGGCGCTCAGTGGACGGGCCGGCGCACCGGCCCGTCGCTGAGCGTCAGTCGCCTAGGCGCCGTAGCCGTAGGCGTAGGAGGCGTGGCCGCGGTCGAAGAAGCTCGCCAGGTGCTCGCCGCTGGCGTCGAAGAACGCCATTTCGGTGTCGTCGCATTCGACGCGGGCGATGCGGGCGAGGGTTGCGGCGGCGAAGCCGAACGGCGCCAGATTCAGCGCGTAGGCGGCGACGTCGGCGAGCGTGTTCACGATGGTCATCGGGTTAGTCCCTTTAAGGCTCTCCGCGGCGGTTCATTCCGCGGCGGTGATTGAGCTTCTAGCGATGCCAGTTACTGGCGTCAATTCAGGACAGTGTCGCACCCCATGTCGCACCCCTACCCGTAATTGTGATTAGTCGCCCGCACCCGTTGGGGAGAGGGTTGTTGCGCCCCTAGCGCGTGAGCGCGGGAACTACGGGAACTACCAGCGGCGCAAGCCTAGTTCCCGAGAAAGCCGAGCCGGATCAATGGCTTAGGGGTCTGGGAACTAGAGACACTAGGGGAACTAGGTCGACTCGCGATCGCGCGCGCGCGAAGTGAACGCCGCGCGCGGGGCGGCTGCGCGCCTAGCGCGACACACGTAGTTCCCGTAGTTCCCGCAGTTCCCGAGATAGATAGTTGAGGTAAATCAATAAGATAGAGAGGGAGAACGGGAACTAGGGCGGGAACTAGCAGTTTCCGGCTTAGCCGACGTCGCACCTGGCGCGCCAAAGTAGGGCCGGAATAGCGAATGACCGATGCGCCGCACCTGAACGGCTCAGCCGCGCCGACGCCTAGCCGGGCCCTTCCGGAGCGTCGGGGAGGGCGCGCGCCGGGGACACCGAACAAGCGGTCGACCGACCTGGCGCGTTGGGTTGCGGCGACGTTCGGCGGGATGACGCCAGGCCAGCAATCGGCGCACCTGGCGCTCTTGACGCCGGGTGAGATCGAAGCCGCTCCGGACGCGGCGCGGGATCTCGGCTTGGTCGACCTAGGGCTGGACCCGGTGAGCCTGGCGATGGCTGTCAAGGCGAAGCGACTCGGCAAGGCGCTCGGGTGCGAGCCGTACGAGGCTTGGCTCATCCTGACGCGCGAGCGCGAGGGGCTGATGAAGTACGTGCATCAGGTTCAGCCGATGGCGCGCGACGCCGGCTCGGCGCCCGCGGCGACGGTCTACATCGTTCCGGAAAGCGACGTCGCCGACATGGCGATGGGCGAGCTGCCGGGCGATGAGCAAGACCCTGATTTCATTGGTCTTTTGGAAGGCGAGCCGATCGGCGTCGGAAGCGCGGCGTCGGAAGCTGACGAAGAACCCTGACAAATCAAGCGGTTAGCTCGCCGGCCCATTGATCGACAATCAACGGGACGGCCCTCCGCGCGCGCGCCTGGCAGCGGCTTCGCCGCTGCTACGCGGGCGCGCTCTTAGGCGCGCTCTTAGGCGGGCGCGCCAGCGCGCGGGCCGGCGCCCACCCCCTCCCTCGCGCGCGTGCCCCCTGACTGTCGGGCTCGTTCCGTCAGGAGCTGAGCTTTTGAAACTCGTCCGACTGCTTGGCGGGGCCGCCCACACTCATCGAACCAAACGGGTGCGGGTGTGGACGAGTACGTCGCGACGGACGTCAGGGCGTGGAGCTTCGCGGGGCCGGTCGAGCGGGCCTACGAGACGAGCCGCGCGCCGGTGAACATGATCGTGGGGCCTACGGGTGGGGGGAAGACCACCGGCTCAGCCCGGCGTTGTCTCCGTGTCGCTCGCTGGCAAGACCCTAGTCCTCGCGACGGAATCCGCAAGGCCCGCGTCGTCGTGGTGTGCCCCACCTACCGGCGCGCCTGGGACACCGTGATGCCCAGCTACTTCAAGGTGTTCCGCAACTCGATCGGGGAGTTTCGGGGATCTCGGGGCGACCCGGCCGATCATATCTTCGACGCTGTGCTGAACATCGACGGCACAGCCAGCCGCTGCCACGTCGAAGTACTGTTCCGCGCCGTGAATGACCTGGACATTGAGGACTTCTTCCGAGGTTTCGAGTTCACCGCGGCGTGGCTTCCCGAGGCCGACACCAACGCCGACCTCGACGCGATCCTGTCGATGGCGTCGAACCGCGCCGGCCGCTACCCCGAGCCCGAGGACCGGCCAGACTTGAGCGAGGTGTCGCCGTTCAAGGGGATCTGGGGCGACGCCAACGCGCCGATGATCGGCACGCCGTTCTACCGGCGCTTCTACCAGAGGCTCATGCCGACCGGGAAAGCGGCGCCGCCGACTGACCGGCTGTGGATTCAGCCGGGCGGGCGCTCGCCGAACGCCGAGAACATGTTCAACCTCCGCAAGCTGGCGAAGGACTACTACGGCGAGATGGCCGCGCAGCTCGACGCCTACGACGAGCGGCGGCTGATCGACAACCGGCCAGGCTACGGGCGGCACGGCCAGCCGGTGCATCCGAACTTCGACGAGGTGACGCACGTCGCCACCCGGGAGATCTCGGTCGACCCCTACGCGGATCTCGTCATCAGCGTCGACTGCGGATCGAACGCGCTGATCCCCGGCGCGACGTTCGAACAGCGCCGCCACACCGGCCAGTGGTGCTTCCTCGACGAGGTATTCCTGCGCGAAGGCCAGATGAGCCTGCAGGAGCTGGGCGGGCGGCTGCGCCAGGCCGCGGAGAGCCCGAGGTTCGCCAAGGCGCGCGGCGCGGTGATCTGCGTCGACCCGGCGGCGACGGCGCGCTCGGCGCAGACCGAGTACTCCGACGCCCAGGCGCTGCAGGCGTACTCGGGGATCGAGGTGACGCCGGCGCCCACCAACAATCCGAAGTTCCGGCGCGGGGCGCTCGACAAGCTGTTCGTGGCCCGCGTCAGCGGAGATCCGCGCGAGCCGATGATCATCATCGACCCGGCCTGCCAGGGGCTGATCGAGGGGCTGGTGGGCGGCTTCCACTACCCGCGGCGGGCGGGGCAGGTGTCGCCGATCCCCGCCAAGAACCGCCACAGCCACGTCTGCGAGGCCGCGGAGTACGGGCCGCTCACCATCGACGGCATGGACGCCCACGAAGGGCGGCTCATCCGACCGGCTTTCGAGGGAGGCGATGATGAGGTCCGCGCGATCCTGCCAGGAGCCTGACGATGGGCGATGCGACGCACAGGACGGACGGTGACGACGGCTACTCGATCATGGAGGCGCGCCAGCAGCTCGACCGGGCAGCGGCGGCGGTGCGCGTCTGGCAGCAGAACGCGGCCTACTGGACGCAGCAGCTCTCGGTGGCGCTCGCCCGCGACGGCGCGCGGCCCTGGCCGAAGCCGGTGCTGAAAGCTTACCCCCTGGAACGGAGGGCCTGACGATGGCTGGCCTCTTCAACCCGCCGAAGCTCGACACGCCGACGCCGCCGAACCCCTACGACACGCAGAACCGGCTGGCCGACGAGATGACCCGGCGCCTGCAGTCGGGCGGCACGCAGGGCGACACGCTTTCGGGGACCGGCGCCGGCCGCGGGCTCGGCCTGCCGCCGAGCGGCGGCTCGACGATGCCCGGCGCGCCTGGCGGCGGCAGCAGCATCTTCGCAGGGCTCTCGGCGCGCACCGGCGTGAGCGGGTGACATGGCGGACGACGGGTCTGGCCTTCCCAAAAAGCCGGCGATCGTCACCTCGCCGAATCCCGTCGACCACTACATTCGCTACTACCACTCCTTGCGCGTCGGCCGGGCCCACTATGACCGCAAGTGGCAGCTCTGCAGCGACTACATCCTGGCGCGGCGCGACTTCACCGTCGCCACCCGGCCGAACCAGCTCCGACCGCACCGGATCACCTCGCAGGTGGCGACGCAGGCGAACGCGCGAGCGGCGGCCTTCGTCCTCGCCTACCTGATCGACCCGACCCGGCCGAACCTGCTGCCCAACGTCAAGCGCGGGCTGGCGCAGGCGGGGCGCGCGACCGACCTCGATCAGGAGTCGATCGACTACCTGAACGCGACCGCGTGGACGATCTTCGACCGGATGATGCTGCCGCGCGCGCGGCTGATGCTCGCGCTGAACTCGATCCTGCAGGAGTTCGTCTGCTTCGGCTGCGGGGTCATGTGGACCGGCCGCAAGCGCGGCTTCGGGCCCTACTACCAGGCGCGCCCGCTGGAGGCGTGCTGGTGGGCCGAGAACGAAGAGGGGGAGATCGATACGCTCTACTTCCGCCAGCTTCTGCCGGTGTGGCGGGTGGTGCAGCGGTGGCCGAAGGCGGCGTCGTGCGAGGGCTGGGAGGACAAGCTTCGCATCCCCGATCGGCACGACGAGATGGAGATGACGCCGGTCATCGCCGCGGTCGAGCCCAGAATAGGCGGGCGGCCCGGCGCGGTGGGCCAAGCAAAGCCGTTCAAGTACGTGATCATCGCCGAGGAGAAGAAGGCGATACTCGAGGAAAGTGGTTTCGACAGCTTCCCCTATGCTGTGTTCCGCTACAACAACTTCCCCGGCAACGCCTACTCTGAAGGGATGGGCGTCGGCATCCTCGCCGAATGCATGGTGCTCAACCACCTGCAGATGGCGGTTGAGGACATTGTCGAGCAGAAGGCGATGCCGCCGCTGGCCTGGCCGGTTCGCATGTTCTCCAAGCCGCTCGACCGGCGCCCAGGTGCTCCGAATGCGTACAATCCGGCGGGCCTGGGCATCCAGAGCGCCAAGGACGCCATCATCAAGCTCGACCTCACAGGTGATCCGGGGCCGGTGCTGGAACACATCAAGTATCTGACCGAAGTGATCGAGCGCGGTTACTTCGTGGACTGGATGAACCTGCGCGAAAGCGGCGACATGACCGCCGAGGAGGTGACGGAGAGGCGGGATATTCGGCTGCGCGGCATGGCTTCGATTGTGTCGAACTGCGAGATGCCAATGACGGTGCTTGGCGACCGCACGCTTGACGGATTGAAAGAAGAGGCGATGCTACCCAGACCAGTGCCTTCCGGGGTGGCGGGAGCTTTAGTGGATTGGGAGTATGCCGGGCCCCTGGCGATCGCCCAGCTTCGTGGAAACGTGCAGTCCCTGCTGCAGCTCATCCAAGTGCGCGGGCTCGTCGCCGGTCAGGACCCAGCCGCGGCGCAAGTGGTGGATCTCGAAAACACGCTGCGGGCGATCCAGAGCGGCCTCGGCTCGCCCCCCGGAACGGCGACCTCTCAGGCAAAGGTGGCTCAGTTCCGTGCCCAGCAACAACAGCAGCAAGAGCAAATGGCGAACGCGGCGAAACTCAAAGCGGTGGGCGACGCCGCCAAGTCCGGCGCCAGCGCCGCCAGCGACCTCGCCGACGCCCACGCCACCGCGGCCCAAGCTGGAGCGCCAGGTGGACCCGGAAGCGGTCCGGGCGGTCAAGCGGGCCCGCCAGCAGGCGCAGGCGCACCATTTGCGCCAACAAACCCTCTCGCGGCCGCGCTCGCCGCCGGCTGACTCACACGTGGTGCTGGCGGACATGGCGGAAGGCAGGGTTACGCACGGAGGCTGGCTCCCCTACGAGGACACGCCGCGACCGGCGGACCTCGCCAAGTGCCGGTTCGAACTCTTCCCCGGCCCAGGCGGGGTGATCGCGATCTTCGCCGAGGACTACGCGGCGGCCGGGATCATCTTCCGATGGCTGGTGGGCCAGGCGATGGACGAGAAGGACGACCAGCGAGGAGACGGAGGCGATGGTTGATCGGGCCTATCTGGAGCGGCTGACGCGGGAGCTGGCCGACGAGGGCAAGCTGGTCGAGTCGGGGTGGGTGAGCCTGCGGCTGATGGCGATTCCCGAGAACGCCTCGGCGCTGCAGTTGGAGGAGATGCGGAACGCCTTCTTCGCGGGCGCGCAGCACGTGTTCGGCAGCATGATGGCGATGTTCGACGAGGGCGAGGAGGCGACCGAGGCGGACATGCGGCGCATGGATCTGATGTCGGCCGAGCTGAACGAGTTCATCGATAAGTTCAAGCTGAAGCACGTCGTGACGCACGGTGGTCGGCAGTGACCGACGTCCCCGCCATCGACGCGCCAGCCCTCACCGCGCAGCTCCGCGCCGGGGACGAGCAGGCGGTGCAGCACGCCTACCGGGCGGTGTTCGCCTCGGATCTGGGCAAGTTCGTGCTGCTGCATCACCTGTGGGCCTGCGGCGTCGGGCGGCCGATGGGGAACGACGCCTCCGACGCGCAGCTACGGTACTCGGCCGGCATGATGGATTCGGCCATCCGGCTCGCCAACGAGGCGGGCTACGACGAAGCCGCCCTGGCGGCGGCTGCGGTGCTTACACAGGAGTTGCCCGATGAGCGACACGCACCAAGCGGGTTCGGAACCGTCCTCGACGACGGGGACCTCGACGGGGTCGACGCCTAGCCAGACCGGCGGCGGCCAGCCTGGCGGCGGCCAGGCGAATGGCGGAACCGCGCCGCCGGCGCCGTTCTGGGAAGGCTTCACCGACAAGACGCTGGCCGCCGAGCGCAGCGTCACCCGCTACGCGACGCCCGAGGAGATGGCGCGCGGCTATGTGAACCTCGAGAAACGGTTCGGCGTCCCCGAGGACCGGCGCATCGATCTGCCCGAGGACATGGCGAACGAGGAGGCGATGCGGCCGGTGTGGTCGCGGCTGGGCCTGCCCGGCACGCCCGAGGGCTATGCGTTCAAGCTCGGCGACGGCGCCAACGAGGCCGACAACGCGCTCTTGGGCAAATACATCGCCCAGGCCCACAAGGTCGGCCTGCCGACCGCCCAGGCGCGCGGCATGCTGGAGTGGTGGGTGCAGATGAACGCCGAGCAGCAGCAGGCGTCGGCCGAGGCGCTCACGCAGCGCAAGACGGACGGCGAGGCGGCGCTCAAGACCGCGTTCGGGGGCGCCTACGAGGACCGCATGCGCGAGGCGAAGAACATCCTCGCCCGCTACGATCCGAAGGGCGAGACGGGGCTCACCGTCGACACGCTGACCACCTTCCCGGCCTGGACGCAGATGCTGATCCGCATGAGCGACCGCATGCAGGAGCCAGGCGGCATGGAGCAGGGCGAGACGGAGCAGGCCGACCGGCCGCTGACCCCGGCCCAGGCGAGCGCCAGGCTCGGCGAGTTCAACCTCGACGAGGCCAAGCAGGCGGCGCTGTTCGACAGCCACCACCCGGCCCACAAGACGGTGGTCGCGGAGCGCAACAAGCTCTTGGAGGCGGCCAATCCGCGGCCGGGGCCGGCGCGATGAAGCCGCGCGGGCCCGAGCGGATCAGCGGGGTGATCCCGTGGTCGCCTGATCCCGCGGGCGACACGCTGCTGGTCGGCAAGTGCATCGTGGAGGGGTTCGGCCTGCGGGTGGGCCTGACCTACGGCATGATGGCGATGCACATGACGCCGGTCGAGGCGCGCGCGCTGGCGGCGCAATTCGAGACGCCAACGGCCTACGCCGTCGAGCTGGACTGGGTGGCGGCGGCGCTGCGCGAGGCGGCCGACGAGATCGACGCCATGCCCGGCAAGAGGCGGGTGCAGTGAGAGACGCTGACCCGATCGCCACCATCCTGACGCTGCGCAAGGTGGCGCGGCAGCTCAGACTGAGCGGCGGCGACGACGAGGCGGCCGAAATCCTCGAAACCGTGGCTGACGGGTTGCTTCTGGAGCAGGGAGAGAGGCGCAGCTTCCTCCAGTCGATGATCCGGACGTCGACGCCGTGACCGAGCTGGCGGCGGCTATCCGCGCGATCCCGCTGCCGACCTCGATGCAGGCGCTGCCGATCGACGTGCGCGGCTTCCCGGTGCCGTGGTTCGTCGAGTGGCGGGGCGGCGTGCCCGACTTCCGGGTGATCGACTGGCGCAAGCTGCGCGCGGCGGTCAACCAACATCGCTGCTGGGTCTGCGGCGGCAAGCCGGGGCGGCTGAAGGTGTCGCTGATCGGGCCCATGTGCGCGATCAACCGGGTGTCGGCCGAGCCGCCGTCGCACCCGCAGTGTGCGCGCTATGCGGTGCAGGCGTGCCCGTTCCTGTCGAACCCGCGCATGCGGCGCAACGAAAAGGATCTACCCGAGGAGCGATTCGCGCCCGGCTTGAGGATCGAGCGCAACCCCGGCGTCACCGCGTTCTGGGCGAGCCTGCACCACAGCCGCGCGGTCGACGTCTCGGACATGCCGCTCGGCAACGGCGGCATCCTGTTCCAGCTCGGCGCGCCCGAGCACGTCGAGTGGTGGGCGCACGGCCGGGCAGCGACGCTGGCCGAGTGCGTGGAGGCGATCGAGAGCGGCCTGCCGAAGCTGCGCGAGATCGCCGAGCTGGAGGGCGACGGCGCGATCGAGGACTTGGCCCGCGCGACGCTGCGGGCGGTGGCGCTGCTGCCAAACGAGGCGCCGACGTGATGCTCTACGAGCGGCTCTACAACAGTCTCGGGGCGGTTGAGGCGCTGAGTGTTGTCAACAGAGGCGGGAGGCGTCTTAATCGACGTGGGGAGCGAGTCTTGGAATACCTGCGCGGGCGTCGCAGGCGAGAGGATTGGCATGGCAGAGATCAAGACGGCTCAGGAAGTGATCGCCAGCATCGACAAGCTGTCGAGACGGCGACAGAGTGAAAAGAGCGAGTTCGAACGAGAGAGAGCGCAGCTCGAAAGCTACGAGGACTTGCGCGACGAGGTGATGGGCCTGATCCGCTCGTCGGGTGTCTCGTTCGGGCAAATCTACGACCGCTTCGGCCCGCATCCGAAGACCCTGGAGAACTGGGCCGAGCGCAAGGTGGCGCACCCGCAACTCGGCAAGATGCAATCTGCACTTCGGGTGATCGGCTATGACCTGGGCGTGGTGCCGGGCCGGCGCCGGCGGGCGGGCGTGCAATGAGCGGGCATCATCCCTCCCTGCAGGCCGACGTCGAGCTGATCGGGCCGGGCGAGGCGCGGGCGTGGCTGCAGGACGCGGCGGCGAACCGCAATGTCAGCCTGCGTCAGGTCGATCGGCACGCCGAGGACATGCTGGCGGGCCGCTGGATGACCAACGGCCAGCCGATCATCTTCAACGCCGAGGGCAAGCTGATCGACGGGCGCCACCGGCTCTCGGCGGTGATCCTGGCGAACGTCGCGGTGGCGATGCTGGTGGTGCGCGGCGTCGCCCAGGAAGCCTTCGCGACGATGGACTCGGGGCGGGCGCGCACGCTTGCCGACGTGCTCTCGATCCAGGGGCACAAGCACAACAACGTGCTGGCGGCCAGCGCGCGGGTGGTGTGGAACTACTGCGCGGGGGTCAGCCTGCGCTACCAGCCGCCGCGGGCGATGCTGGTGCAGCTCGTGGCGAACCACCTACGATTCGAGCAGGCGGTCACTCAGGTGGCGAGCCGGTCGCACAAGACCAGCCTAATCCCGGTCACCCAGACCGCGGCGGTGATGGCGCTGGCGAACGAAAGCCTGCGCTGGAACGGCGAGGTGGGGCGCACACTTCATGGGCGGCGAGACGGGGTTCGCGGTGGTGGCGCGCTGCTGGACCGCGTTCGCCCGCGAGGAGAAGCTGGGCAGCATCTATCTGCCGGGGATGGTGAACAACGCCACGGTGATGATCGAGGGATTCGAAGGGCGGCTGTGGTCCGACGTGCCCGATATAGTCGGCGACCGCGAGGCGGCGTTCGCGCGGCTGAAGGCGATGCAGGCCGAGCGCGAGGCCGAGGCGGGCCCCAGCGGATTAGTCCGTCCACAGGACTTTCAACGGAACGGTTAGGGGGCGAATCAGGAACGAAGGAGCTGTGGTGAAGCAACGTGACCTGACGCGCGCCTGGAGCGAGGTTGCGGCCAACATCGACGAGCCGCTGTGGATGATGGGCGCGGTCGCCTACACGGCGGGCTTCCTGGCCGGCGGTGACAACCCTTACGGCGCGGCGCTGGTGGTGGCGATGGCCGAGAAGCTGTTCGGTCACCACCCCGACCTCGTCGCGGTGAAGTACAAGCTGGGCCTCGCCGGGCCCATCGAACCCGCTTGACCTGAAATCCATCATATGGGCGGACTCGCGTCCGTCGACCTCGCTGGTAGACACCCCACCCCGTCGCCGGGGACTCGCTCAGCCGATCCGGAGCGGGGTGGGCGGCCAGGGCCGTTAAGCCAGGCTCGCGTCCGGTCATCGAAGCCGGGGACCGCTGCCGATCGAAATCAACTCGATCGACAGGTGTCCTATGGCCGATCCCACCGGCGCAACCGCGCAGAGCCTGTACGTCCCCGGCTTTCGGGCCAATCTCAACCTCCTGCCCCAGCAGTCCCGGTCCCGCCTCCTTGAGTGTGTCGACTCGGACCTCGCCTACGACACCCCCGGGCAGTACTTCAACGCCGACGACGTCGGCACCTCCGACCCGCAGCTCGTCACCACCCGCGTCCCCGACAGCCCCTCCGGATTTGTCGACATGTACCGCCGCTTCGGGGCCTTCCTGCCCTACGCGGACGGCCGGTTCATCGACAATGAGGATTTGGTCCGCCAACTGGAGGACCCGACGTCGAAGGTGATGCAGTCGATGCTCGCCGGGCTCGGGCGCAACCGCGACACGGTGATCGTCGGCGCGGGCGGCATCGGCGGCGTGATGGGCTCCTACCAGTACCAGAACAGCGCGGGCGCCTACGCCACCGGGCCGGCGAACGCCAACATCATCGCGTCGAACTTCGCCGGCGCGCACGAAGACGAGGATATCACCAAGGTCGAGGGCGGCGACGGCGCCTACGGGCTCACCATCGGCAAGTTGATCCAGACCAAGATCAACCTCGACAACTCCGAAATCGATGAGCCGCTGCCGGGCGACCGGCCGACCGACTACCACTTCGCCTGCACCGCGACGCAGCTCGGCGACCTGTTGCGGGGGGTGCCGGCGACCTCGTCGTTCTACAACGACGTCAAAGGCCTCATCGCCGGCACGCTCAGCTACTTCCTGGGCTTCCATTTCCACCGGCTCTCGGCGAACGCGCAGTTCAATCCGATCGCCAAGACCGGCTACACGCGCAAGTGCCTGGCTTGGCATCGCAACGCGATCATCTACCGCGGGCGCACCATCATCCCCGAGGAGGTGGTGAAGCGCGCCGACAAGTCGTTCCGCTGGTACGCCTACTACGAGTTCAACCACGGCTGCGTGCGGCGCTACGACGGCGGCGTGTGGGAAGTAGACTGCTCGACCGTCGACCAGACGGCCTACACCTGATCGGGAGGGCGCGCCGGGCTTAGCGAGAGGATCGGAACATGGCAAAGCTCATTGGCTCGCTGGTCGGCGCGCCGGTGCAGAACCTGCAGGCGAGCGGCTACGGGTTGGTCCCCAATCTATTCAAGGACGGCAGCGATCAAATTTTGGTCCGCGACGTCGTGCAGTTCAACAACAACGTCATCGGGGACGTGATCTCGCTGGGTGTGTTCAAGTCGACCGCCTACCTCGACTATGCGGGGAGCAACGTATTCTTCGACGCAGTGGGGGCTGGCGTGACTCTCAACATTGGCGATGCCGCCCATGCGTCAGCTTTGAACAGCGCGATGAGCCTCGCGGCGCAGGGGCAATTGCCGCTTGCGAAGGCGAAAGCGGTCCAGATGGGCTTTCCGCTGTGGCAGCGGCTGAATTGGGCGAGCGACCCTGGCGGGACCATCGAGCTGCTGGCGACGATTGGCGGCGCCGCGCCGACCAACGGCATGAACTTCGCCTGGCAGATCGTCGGGCGGAATATCTGAGGAGCCCATCATGGCGACCAAGTTTTACGGGAGCCTCGTCGGCCAGCCGCTGCAGAACCTCGCGGCGACCGGCTTCGGCGCCGTCTCCAACCGCTTCGTGGACGGCAGCGATCACGTGGTGGTCCGCGACTACGTGACCTTCCAGGGCGGCGCTATCGGCGACACGATCTCGTTCGGGCTGCTGAAATCGGCCGCCTACATCGACCACGGCAACAGCTATCTGTGGTGGACCGCGCTGGGCGCCGGGGTGACGCTGAGCATCGGTGACGCCGCCCACCCGAACGCGCTGGCGAACGCCCTGAACGTCGCCGCGGTGGGCACCCAGGACTTCGAAGTGCTGTGGACGCCGCCCTGGATCGGCCAGCCGCTGTGGCAGCATCTGGGCTACGCCAGCGATCCTGGCGGGCGCATCGAGCTGATCGGCACCATCGCCGGTGCCGGCGCGGCGAACGGTCAGTCGCTGGCCTGGCAGATCATGGGGCGCAACAACTGAGATGGCGGACGCCAAGACCAGGGCGATGAACATCGCGCTGGCGCAGCTCGGCAAGCTGCCGGTCAGCGACCTCAACGAACAAAGCCTGCGCGCATCGAGCGCCGCCATGAAGCTCTACGCGCTGATCGATGACGCCCGCGACTGGGTGCTGGAACGCCAGGGCTGGCTCTGCGCGATGCGCTACACGGTGCTGAACCCCGCCACCGACGCGCAGATCGCCGCCGACAACAACTGGCGCTTCCCGGTCTACTACGCGCTGCCTGGGGATTGCGTGCGCGTCTGGGAAGTCCGCACGCCGACGCTGATCCAGCCGTGGTGGGGCGATATCGACTGGATCGCGTTCAGCGAGCTGGGGCCGCCGGTGATGGAAGGCGAGGCCTGGCAGGTGACGACGATCGACAGCCAGGACGGCTCCAGCCAGAAGGTGCTGCGGACGGATCTGCAGGATCAGCTCGCACTCAGCTACACCAACAAGTGCAACTGGGCGGCGCTACCCTACAACCTCCTGCAGGCGATCGGTTTCGAGCTGGCGGCGCTCGGTTGCTACACGGTGACCGCGGACCAGCAGCGCCAGGCCAAGCTGGAGCAGGCGGCCGAGTCGAAGGTGCAGATGGCGCTCTCGACCGAGGCGACGCAGGAGGCCGGCATGGCCGCCATCGCGCCCTCGATCCCCGCCCGCATCCGGGCGATCACCCGCTGAAGGAGGCCTAAGATGGCGAAGGGCCCGATCAAGACGAGCGGCAGCTACAAGGGCAAGTCCAACAAGCTGGGGTACGGCGGGCGGGCGGCGCAGCTCAAGGCCAAAGGGGTGCCCGGCGGCGTCATCGGCAACCTGGCGCGCAAGGCCCACGCCGCGCCCGGCCAGAAGAACTACCACGGCGGCAAGCGGAAGAGTTGAAACCCCCGGCCCAGTGAAACCCCCAGGGCGGGGCCACTGAAGGCCTCCCGGCGTTCTCGCAACCTCCACCAATGGCGCGCCGGGAGGCCTCTTTTCGCAGGCACGCAGCAAAAAGCCCCCCGGCCGAAACCAGGGGGCTTTCGCTTAGCGGACGAGCTTGCGGATATCGGCCAGGATCGAGGCGACGATCGCCGCCTCGATCGGGTCGGCCTTCTTCAGGCGCGGCTTGATGCGGTCCACCACGTCGTAGAGGACGGTGTTGCGCGCCTTGTCCCGCGCCCGCTTGGCCTTGAGCCGCTTCGCCTCGTCGGAGGTGAGCTTCAGCGTGGGCATCAGGCCGCCTCGGGCTTGGCGAGGATGGTGAGGAAACAGCAGCGCCAGACCCAGTCGTTGCCGACCAGTTCGTAGACATCGGCCTGCTCGCCGTCCGAGATGCGACGCGCCCAGTCTTCCGCCGCCTCTCGGCTTGCGCAGGCCTTCATCACCGTGACGCCCTTTACGACGCACCAACGATGGGTGTATGACTTGGAAGTCATCCAGTAGTTCCTTATTCAGTTGTCAAAGATCAGACGCCTCGGAGGATTGCACCCTCTGGGGCGTCATTATTATAGCACAACTGCGTGATGCTGTCCTGCGTCAGAATGCCGCATAGTTAGACTTATCTAATACTTCAACTAGTCGAGGCGCTCTACTTCACTCGGCAAAAGGCAGCTCCCAGGAGGTTCGTCCGACCACCGCGCGGCGGCGCCATCCTGCCGGGATGCCTGGGCCCTTCGGGTTTTCCAACAGCTTCACCAGCGGCGAGCTGGACGACAACTGCTACGACCGCACCGATCTCCAGCAGGTGGCGCGCGGCTGCGAGCGGGCGCAGAACCTCTCCATTCAGGTCGCCGGCCCGCTCGCCAAGCGGTGCGGCTTCTGGCTGGCCGGCGGCGTCAGCGATCCTTCGGGCGCGGTGCGGATCATGGCGTTCCGCAAGAGCTGGGAGGACGCCTGCCTCTTGGAGTTCGGCGTCGGCCACTGCCGCGTCTGGAACCTCGACGGCACGCCGAAGCTCGACGCCTCGACGTCGGCGCCCTTGAGCTTCACGACGCCGTTCACGGCGGCGCAGCTCCCGCTGCTGCGCTGGAAGCAGGTGCAGGACGTGGTCTACTTCCGCACCGTGGACGGCATGGTCCCGCAGACCCTGGCGCGCCGCAATTTCGGGGCGACGGCGGCCGACTGGACGTTCACGACGACGACGTTCATCAATGGCCCGTGGCTCGCCGAGAACACCGACCTGGCGCAGTACGTCACGCTGACCAACACCGGCGGCCCGGCCGATATCATGGACGGCAACAACACCACCGGCTCGGGGGTGATCCCGGTCGGCGCGACGGTGAAGATCGATTCCAGCGCGCCGCTGTTCGATCCGTCGCTGGTCGGCTCGCAGATGCGGATCAGGGCGAACCTCACCAGCCTCTCCTGCTACGCCTGGGCGCCCAAGTTCCCGATCTTCGTCGGCGACTTCGCGACCTCGAACGGCAACATGTATCGGTCGATCACCGGCGTGTCGGGGACCGCCGAAACCAGCGGCAACAATCCGCCGGTGCAACTGCAGGGCACGCAGAGCGACGGGACCATCGTCTGGGAGTTCCTGCACGACGGGGCGGGCATCGTGACGCTCGACAGCTACGTCAGCGACACCGAGATGACCGGGACGGTCTACCACGCCGTGCCGGTGCCGACGAACCAGGCGACCAGCTACTTCGCGTTCGCGGCCTACTCGCCGGCTGACGGCTGGCCGAGCGCCTGGCCGGAGATCCGCGAGGAGCGGTTGGTCGACGGCGCCGCCAGCGGCAATCAGGACTGGGTCGACCTCACCCAGACCGCCGGCTTCAACCCGACCCAGGAGGACTTCACGCCGGGCACGGGCTTAGGCGTCATCACCGACAGCAACGCGGTGCGGCGCCGGGTCGGCACCAAGGGCGGGCGCATCCAGTGGTTCCGGACTTCGACCTACCTGCTGGTCGGCACGGAGACGGGCGAACACCTCGTCTCGGGCCCGGTGCTGGACGAGCCGATCAGCCCGAACGGGTGCGTGATCAAAGACCTCTCCGACTACGGCTGCGCGCCGATCGAGCCGGTCAACGTGCAGACCGGGCTGATGTACGTGACGATCACCGGCAAGGCGCTTCGGCAGATCCTCGTCTCGACCAATCAGGAGCCGGGCGGCGACGATCACTCGGTGCTGGCCCAGCACATTGCGAGCCGTGGCTTCGCGCAGCTCGCCTACACCAAGGCGCCGCTCAACCACCTCTGGTGCCGGCTGGGCGATGGCGGCCTCGCCTGCTTCACCTACCAGTTCGAACAGGGCGTGAAGGGCTGGACGAGCACGGAGCTGGGGGGACTGGTCAGCGTCCTCGACATGCAGGTGCTGCCGAGCCCGAACGGCTATGAGGCTGTGTGGATCGTCGCGCAGGGCGGCATGGGCAAGGTGATCCTGCGCCAGAGCGATCCGCCCGAAGGGCTCTTCATGGACGTGGCGACGAGCTGGAGCGGGGCGGCGTCGAACGCCATCCCGGTCCCGCCGTTGTTGAACGGCGATGCGGTGGACGTGCTGGCGGACGGGGCTTGGTATCCGGATATCACCGTGGCCGGCGGCCAGGTGTTGCTGCCGAACGGGGTGACCGCGTCGACGGCGCAGATCGGCTTCACCTACCCGGTGGCGTTCAAGAGCCTGAAGCTGGATCTGAAGAACGTCTACGGCGGCGTGCTCCTGACCGCGCAGCGGATCACCGAGGCGCTCATCGACGTGCTCTGCACGCTCTGCACGGTGAGCGGCGACAATCCGAATTGGCCGGGTGAGGACATTTCCTCGCGGCTGGCCGGCGACATACCGGGCATCGTCCCCCGACGCCTGACGAAGCGTGTGACCATCGTGCAGGACGAGAGCGCCGAGAGCGACGACCATGACCCTCGCATCACCATCACCGAGCAGTCGCCCTACCCGTTCACGCTCTACGCCATCCGCCAGGACAAGGTCGCCACGGGTGAGTGACCGCTGGCGGGTGCTGAAGCTGCGCGCCTACCGGCGCGGCGACGAGGGCGCGTTCACGCCCCGGCCCGACATGCAGCGCGAGCTGGAGGCGATCGGCTGGAACTGGACGCGCGCCGGGCCGCCAGGCCCGACCTGGGCGCTCATCCACGCCGGCACCGGCAAGGTCGCCGGGATGGGCGGCGGCGTCGAAGAGGCGCGCGGGCTCTGGCACCTGTGGTGCGTGCTGGGGCCGCTCGGGCCGCGCGACTGGCCCGCGGCGCTGCAGTGCGCGCGCGACGTGGTGCGCCACATCGAGCACGACTTCCGGGGCCGCCGCCTGGCGGCCTACGGGCGTGACGACTTCCCCGGCGCGGCGCTGGTGCTGCGGCGGCTGGGGTTCGCCTGGATGGGCCCCTCCAAGACCTGGGAGGGCTACTCGGTGTTCGAACGCGCGCGCGGAAGGCGCCCGGCATGAGCTTCATCGAACCTGCCATGACGATGGCGTCGACCGCGGCGCTGGGCTCGGATATCGGGCCCGGCATCGGCACCGGCGCGGATATCGGCAGCGCCGCTGGCGGCGCCGGGAACATGCTGGGACCGCTCTCGATGGCGTCGACCGGCATGGGCATGGTCGGCCAGATGATCCAGGGCGTCATGGGCTTCGTCGGCGGCCAGCAGCAGGCCAAGCAGGCGGCGGCGGCGGCGGTGCAGGCCTCGCAGGAGTCGGGGGTTCAGGTCGCCGAGCGCCTGGCGCAGGGCGGCCAGACGTTGGGGCGGGCCGCGACGCTGGCGGCGGCCTCGGGCGGCGGGCTGGGCGGCACCACCGCTGGCATCCTCAATCAGATCGCCGAGCACACGATGTTCAACGCCAGGGGCGCGGCCTACCGCGGCGCCACGGAGGTCGACAAGGACCGCTACATGGCGAGCGTCGACAAGGACAACGCCATCAACTCGCTGATCCAGGGGTTCGGCGGCGCCGCGGCGCAAGGGGTGGCGGGCGGCCTGCAGCAGAACTTCCGCCAGCAGCTCCTGCAGAGCCAGGAGTTCAAGGCCGGCGGCGGCGACATGTACACCGCGATGAGCATCCTGGGGTGAGCCATGCCCGCCAGACTGCCTGACGAAGAACTGGCCCCGGTCCAGGGCACGCCGCCGCCGGGACAGGTGGTCGCGCCGACCGACTTCGGGCTGCAAAGGGCGGGCGAGGAGCTGCACCAGGCCGCGACGGTGGGCTTCCGCGAGCAGGCCTTCCAGGCGCGCGCGCAGGCGGCGGCGGATGCGCGCGCCAACGCCCCGGCGGTGACCGACCTGCAGGGCAAGCTGGGGCACGACCTGGCGGTCAACTCGCAGAACTACCAGAGCCCGACCTTCATCGCCGACCAGAGGGCCTCGGCGGCGCAGATCGCCCAGCAGGCGCGCAAGGACGCCGGCTACGACACCATGACGCCGGGCCGGAAGATCCAGTGGGACCGCGCCGAGCAGCAGGCGCTCGATGAGCACGCCCAGCTCGGCTACCGGGTGCAGAACACCTACACGGAGTCGGCGCTCGCCAAGGGGCGCGAGGACGAACAGAACGCCACGTCGGTGCAGCAGCTCACCGGCGTGCTGCCGTTGATCCACGGGCTGGAGGTGCAGCAGTCGACCGTCAACGCGGGCGACCCGCACGCCCGGCAGGCTTTCCTCGACGGCTCGCAGGCGATCGCGGGCCAATACTGGGCGGAGAACATCGCGCCGAATCTCTCGGCGGCGGACCAGCAGACCTACAAGCCGATGTACGACGCGGCGATCGCCCGCGAGGTCGGCGACGGCGCCAGCCGGATCGGCATCTCGCAGGTGCAGTACCAGGGCGCCCACACGGCGATGACGTCGCTGCAGTCGATCGACCAGATGGCCGGTCAGATTCACGACAACCCCGGCCTCTTCGGGCCGATGACGGCGCCTGACGGGCTCGCCACCAAGGCGATCGGGGCGCTGGGCACCGGGGACCTCGCCGATAAGGCGACGCTGGTCGCGCACAAGGATCTGGCCTCGTCCCTGATCCGGGGGATGATCGATCGCCAGGACTTCGTGCATGCACAGGAGGCGTTGGACAGCCACCAGTACGACGCCTGGCTCGGCGACGCGCGCGAGCAGCTCGAAACCGAGCTGTCATCGAAGGGGCCGGCGGCGTCGGATCGGGCGACCGCGGTCGCCAAGCTGCGGCTGCAGTTCGGGGCGAACACCGAAGCCATCGCGGCCGAGGGAACCGGGTTCATCACCGAGGATCAGCTTCGCCAGGCGGGCGCCTCGCCCGAGATCATCGGCGAGTTCAACGCCCAGGCCGACCTGGCGCGGCAGGTGTTTATGGCGGCCGGCGGCGTGCCGATCTCCAAGCAGACCATCCCGCAACTGGAGAAGATCCGCGCGCCGACCGACGTCAACAGCCCGCTCTACCTGGCGGAGGAGGCGGCGTTCAAAGCCGCGCAGGCGCGCATCGCCCAGTTCAACAGCGATCCCTCGGCCGAGGTGCAGGGCCAGCAGAAGGGCGTCGGCAAGCCGGGCATCGGCAGCGTCGGCCACGCGCCCAGCCCGCAGTCGGCGCAGGCCGGCGCGCTCTTCACCGCGTGGAGCAACGGCGGCGATCCGGATGGCTCGATCACCGGCGTGAAGGGGATGAGTGCGGCCGACGCGGGGGCGCGCTTCGCGCAGGCGACCTACCAGGCGCAGCGCGACCAGAACCCGACGCACTGGTGGGACAACCAGCTCCTGTTCGGCAAGGCGCAGGCCGACGCCATCGCGGGCAGCTACACCCACAGCGACCCGGCGCACCGAGCGCAGGTGCTGCAAGGCATCTCGCAGCGGATCGAGAGCCTGCCGGCGGCGATCACCGTGTCGGACGGCACCGTCGCCCATCCGCGCGCGCATGCGGTCTGGGAGCTGGAGCAGCACGGCCTGCCGCCGGGCGCCGGGGCGGCCCTGATCTACGCCGGCGGCAACGCGGTGGGCCTCAGTAACTACGCGGGCGCGGCGACGCGCGGCGAGCTGCAGAAGCCGCTGGAGGGCAACGACAAGAAGGCGCTCGACCTGGCGGTCGACACCGCCCTGAAGGACTGGCGCCCCACCGCTCAGTCGCCGAACGACAATACGTTCTACCCGGGCGTCAGGGACTGGATCGGGTCGAGCGCGCGGCTGATCCAGTTGGAGCATCCGCACATGAGCATCGCCGATGCGGCGAAGCAGGCGGCGCTGCCGCTGACCGGCGGCGTGAGCTTCGAGAAGACCTACCGGATGCCGGTGGGGCTCGCGAACCAGAAGTATTCGACCAGCGCCTACCCGGGCTACCTCTCGACGATCGGCGGCCAAATGTCGGGGCGCACCGCCATTGGCATGGGCATGGGCCTGGGGACCGAGTACGCGCTGCGCCCCGACCAGCACGGGCAGGTGGGCGGGCGGTTGATGCTGCCGCCGCAGTCGACGCTGCCGGCGGCCAAGACCCAGGAGGCCTACGCGGGCATCATCCGCGCGCACGGCGCCTGGATGAACCAGGGCGAGGACGACGTCTACGGGCTGACGGTCCCCGGCGCCGGCGGCCAGCCGGTGCTGGTGCAGGGGATCGACGGCAGGCCGTTCATCGCCTCGGGCGAGCAGCTCATCAACGACGGGCTCTACAACCGCAGCCACTTCGCCAACCCGACGCCGCCGCAGCACACCATCCAGACGCCGCACGGCAATCCGGTGAACCATGCGCCGCCGCCGGTGGCGTCGGCCGCGGTGTCGGGCGCGGTCGCTGCCGCGGCGCCGCCGCCGGCGCCCGCGCCGCCGCCTGGAATCAAGCTCGTGGATAGTCACCCCCCGCGCGCGGCGGCGCCGGCGCCGACCCAGGCGACGACACCTGCCGAGCCGGCGACGCCTGCACAGGAGAGCGCGACGCAGCAGATGCTGGAGCGGCTAGGCGCGAGCCCGCGCACGGTCGCGCTCTTCGGCGGTGCGGAGTACGGCGCGCAAGGCGGCGCGCCCGGCGGGCCCGAGCCCAGTCCCTACCCGAACGGCCTGCCGCCGATGAACGTGCCGCCCAGCAACTACGTGAGCATCCTGCGGCCGGCGGTGCTGAAGGCGGAACATGGGGCCGGCGGCGCGGTGTCCTCGGCCGGCGCGGTCGGCCTGATGCAACTCATGCCGTCCGTCGTCCACGACTACGCGCCGCGGCTCGGCCTGCCGACCGACATGGAGTACTTCCGCACCCACGACGACGCCAACCTGCAGGTGGGCACCGCCCTCTTGAACGACCTCGGGCACCACTACGTGCGCGGCGCGCACCCGATGCTGGGCATCCCGATGATGATCGCCGCCTACAACGCCGGGACCGGCTACGTGGAGGGCTACACCAAGAACGGCGTCTACCACGCCGGCCTGATCCAGAGGATCGGCGACCCACGCGCCGGCACGATGACCGCCGACCAGTGGATCGACAAAATCCCCGACAAGGGCGTGCGCGAGTACGTGAAGAAGATCTACGACGCGAGCAGCCTGCGCCTCGCCGCCGTGGTAGGCGCCGGCCCGGTGCAGGGCGGCGGGAGCTGACATGCCGGGCCCCGGCGACGCTTTCCCGACCGAGGATCAGACCGGCTTCTCGGGCTGGGACCAGGGGCAACTGCCTCAGACGGAACAGGCCTGGGCGGGGATCAATCCCGAGGGCACGCTGGCGCAGGTGGAACAGGCGCTGCGGCCCGTGAGGCAGACGCTGCTCACCTCGCCGATCGGCTCGGCGATGCAGAACCTCGGCCTCGTCAACCCGCCGCAGACCCTGACCGCCGACCAGGCGACGCAGAAGTACGGGGTGCCGGGCTATCTGAAGTTCGACCAGCCGGTCGAGGAGGGCGACGCCGAGCTGGACAACGAGCAGGCGCGCCAGAAGCAGTGGCACGACTTCGTCTGGTCGCGCACCGACCACTCGATGCTGAGCGACCTCTACTACAGCCTGCCGGGGATGGTGACCGACCCGGTCAACGACGCGTTGGCGATGAGCGGCATCGGCGAGGGGCTGTTCGGCCTGGCGTTCGGCGAGAAGAGCGCAGCGGCGGCCTACGACGCCACCGAAGGCCTGGGGACGATGGGGAAGGTCTGGAACGGCGCGCTGCCGGCGCTCGGCAAGACCGCGTTCGCGCAGCTCCCGTTCGTCGGCAAGGATCTGCTGCTCGACTACACCACCGGCCATCTCGACGACTTCGACATGGGCTCGGAGCTGTCGAGCGTCGCGGCGTTCGCCATCCTGCACCTGGGCCTGCACACCGGCATGAACGCGCTGGGCGTCGGCCTCGACGCGCTAGGGGGCGCCAGGCGGGCGGGCGCGGTGGATGGTGCTGGGGCGCCACCCGGCCCCGCGGCGGGCGTACAGGCCCAGGACTTCGCCGCTGCGAGGGCATTTGAGGGCGAGGCGCCGTCGTCACGATCGCCGACCGGCGTCGGGCGTCCGGTCGAGGTCAACATGGCCGACACCGCGACGCGCGGCGGCGCGTTCGTCGGCGCGGTCGACGAGGTGCGCCAGGGCGAGTCGACGACGGTCGGTCAGAAGCTGATCGCGGCGCTGCAGCGGCCGGGCATCGAAGGGCTGGACGAAGAGCAGGGCGGCGGCGCGCCGCCGTCGTTCCGGCCGGCGCCCGAAGGCGCTCAGCCGCACGGCTTCGCGCTGACCTCGCAGGGCCGCGAGATCGGCGTGCGCTACGGGGTGGTCGAGGCCGGCGAGCTGACCGCCAGCCACGACGTCGCCGGCCGGGCGAACCCGCGCTTCCCCGAGCAGCTCGCGCCCGAACGCGCGCCGCAGACCGGCGCCAACATCGATGACCCCAGATCGCTGATGGGAAGCGGCCTGGCGGACGGCGCCAGGGGCGCGCCGGTGATCGGCCACGACGGGGTGGTGGAGAGCGGCGGCGACACGGTGGCGCTGCTGCAGCGGGCAGCGATGATCCGCTCGCCGGCCTACGAGCGGTACGTGGCGGCGCTCAAGGCCGCCGGCCTGCCGGTCGACGGCATGCAGGCGCCGGTGCTGGTGCGCCTGCGGGAAGATGCGATGACGGGCGCCTCGCGCGCCGTCGTCTCCGACGAAATGTCGCCGTTCGCGCAGCCGATGAACGAGGCCGAGACGGCGCTCGCCGACGCGCGGCGGCTGGGGCCCGAGGAGCTGGAGGCGCTCACCGGCGATGACGATGCGGCGCGCCGGGCGATGGAGCGCCAGGTCGCGGGCCGGCTCTCGCCCGACGAGGCGCTCACCGACGAGCACGGCCGGCTGACGGCGGATGGGGCGCGGCGCGTGTCGAACGCGCTGGTGGCGCACGCCTTCGGCAATCACGACGTGACGGCGGCGGTGCTCTCAGGCGAGCTGCGCCACGTGGGCGCGGCGATGCGCGCGGCGGCGCCGGCGTGGTCGCGCATGCGCCAGGCGATCGACCGCGGCGAGGTCCCGCGCGCGCTCGACATGACGGTCCACCTGAACAGCGCCGCGGTGCTGACCAAGGCGGCGTTCGACAACGGCCAGTCGGTCGGCGAGTTCCTGGGGCCGGCGCTCAGCGGCGAGCCGCTGGTCGGCGGCGGCATGCTGTCGCCCGAGGAGCAGGGGCTGATCCGCAACTTCTTCCGCAATGAGGCGATGAGCCAGCCCCGCGCGGCCGAGAGCATCGCGGGTGTGCTTCGCAGCTACGCGGAGTGGGCGACGCCCGACGTCGCGGGCTTGGCGCGGCGCTCGGCCCCGGAGACGTTCGCCGAGTACGACCGGCTGGCCGACGAGATGGAGCTCCAGCGGGGTCGGCTGCGCGAGCTCGGGCCGACGCGGGAGAACCTGCCCGAGGCAGTGAAGGCGCGCGCCGACGAGGACGCGATCCTTGAGCGCGTGAAGGGCGTCGAGGCGCGGCTGACCAAGGCGGCGGCCGAGCGGCTGGCGAACGCCCGCGCGCGCCTCGGCGAGGCGCTGGGGACCGACACGCCCGAAATGGCCGAGGCCAGGTCGAAGCTGATGGAGGCCGACCAGGGGCGCCGGGCGCTGGCGGTGCAGGTGTCGCGGGCGCTCAGAGAGGCGGACGCGACCACGGCGGAAGGCGGCGAGTTCCTGCGCGGCTATGCCGAGTGGGCCGCCAAGCAGGAGGAGGCCGGGCGTGGCGACGAAGAAACTGCAGATGCCGGGACCGCCAGCCGGCAGTCCTTCTACCGCAAGAACGCCCTCGGCTGGGATGACCGCGGCAATGTCGAGCGGCCTGCTGGCGGGACCGAAGGGGCGCGCGAGCCGGCTGCTGGGCTTGGCGCAGGCTACGCAGAGCCAGGCGTCGAAGGAGGCGAGCCCCGAGGCGGCGGCGTACCACAAGCAGGTGGCGGCGAGCCTGAAGGCGGCGGCGGACCTCAACCTGGCGCTGGCGGCGGACCCGAGCGGGAACGTGCCGATGTCGCCCGACCGGGGGGCGCCGAGCCTGCCGTACCCGGGCGGCCCGGGGGGGAGCCCGCTGCCGAAGCCGAAGGTGGACGTGGCGCCCGAGCCGGCGCCGCTACCGCCGGGGTGAACCCGAAGACCGCCGCGCAGATCATTGCCTCGGCGCCCGAGCTGCGGGACCTGCAGGCTTCGCTCGACAAGCTGGTGCGCAAGACCGGCAAGGCGGCGGACTACGGCGAGCTGAAGGACCCGGCGACGATCGCCGAGGCGATGCGCGCCGCCGCCGCCTGCCTGAAGGGAGAGCTTTGAGATGGCCGAAGACCCCGGCGCCTGCACGCTCGCCGTCCGCATGGCGACGGGTGACGCCTACAGCGACGAGGAGATCGAGCGGGACCTCGTCACGCCGCTGAAGAACGAGGCGCGCACGCTGGCCGCCCAGGCCGGCGGCGGCGACGCGCGCGCGGCATTCGACATGGCGGCCGACCGGCTGGCGCGGCAGAAGATGAAGGAGACGCTGGCGGCGGCGAAGGAGAAGATCCTGCGCGAGAAGACCGACCCGATCCGGCGCGCCAGGATCTCGGCGCGCCAGGACGGCATCAAGTCCGTGGTGAAGACCTGGGAGAGCTTCCTAATGGGCACCGAGCATCGGGCGATCGGCGCGTCGGCGTCGACCTCGCTGCTGGGGCTCGAGTACGGCAACCAGATGCTGGGCGCGCTGCAGGCGGATCTCGACCAGATGCCGGGGCTCTTCAATCGCATCGCCAGCGTGGTCGGCCTGCGGACCGAGACGGGGTTTGCGCGCGCGGTGAAGCGCGAGGTGGCGCGGCTGAACGGCGACACCTCGCAGGCCGGCGGGCCCGGCGACGACGAGCGCGGCCGGGCGATCAGCCACGCGGCGCGGGCGATCAAGGCGGCGCTCGACGACGCGGTCGACCGGCGCAACGACGCGGGCGCGGTGATCGATCGCTACCCCGGCTACTCGGGGCGCATGGAGCACGACGCGATCTTGGTGGGCGGCGGCTACTGGGTGAACCAGCGGGCGATCTGGAAGTGGATGAAGGACGGGGCGCGGGAGCTGGCGACCAGTGACGAGGACTGGCGCCAGCGCGTCGACAACCTCGATATCCGCGAGGCGCAGCGCCAGGCCGACCGGCTGGGGTTCACGCCCTGGCGCGACTACCTGCTCGGCAAGGACCGCGGCAAGGAGAGGCTGCGGCCAGACACGTTCGACGGCGTCGCCTGGGAAGACCTGGCGCAGACCGAGAAACCCAACGACCGCTTCAACCCGACGCCGGAAGAGGACGAGGCGCCGTGGGACGGCGCGGCGCGCGATGCGGCGGCCAGAGCCGAGGCGCGCGAGCTGCACCAGATCGGGATGCTCAGCGACCCCAACGACGTGCGCGAGCTGTTCCTCTACCGGGTCTACCAGCGCATCACCGCGCAGCGTCAGGAGATGCATGGGGCGGGCGCCGACAGCGAGTTCGTGCCGCAGGGCGGCAACCTGGCGCTCAAGATCAGCAAGTCGCGGGTGTTCCACTGGACGAGCGTCGACGACGAGATGGACTACGCCGCGAAGTACTCGCGCACGCCGTTCTTCGGCGGGGTCGTGAAGACGCTGATGCGCGCCGGCCATGACGTCGCGCTGATGGAGGACTTCGGGCCGAACATCGAGCGCGGCAAGGAGGACGCCCGCCAGCAACTCCTGACGATGGCGAAGAGCGAGACGGAGCGGCGGCGGCTGGAAAGCTCGGCGTTCAACGCGCCGTGGGAAGTGGTGACGGGGCGGGCGGATATCCCGGTGAGCCTGCGCTTCGCCGAGACGATGAAGAACCTCCGCAACTGGAACCTGATCACCAAGCTCGGCTCGGTGATCCTCTCCAAGCCGGCGGACGTCAGCTACATGGCGTCGACCATGTCACGGATGGGGGCGAAGTGGCTGCAGGGCTATGGCGGCATGGCCGAATCGTTCGGGCGCAACATCGCCGATCCGGAAACACGCCTGAAAGCCAAGTCGCTGGGCGCGGGCCTGCGCAACCTGCAGGGCCGCATGATGGTGGCGTACTCACCGGACGATGCGCGGCCGGGGCTGATGGCGCAGGCGGCAGTGCAGACCCACCGGGTGAGCGGCTTCGCCCTCGTCAACGAACAGGTCGAGCACACGATGGTCACCCAGGCGCAAGCCTACCTGGCTGACCACGACCACCTCGACTGGGGGGAGCTGCCCGGCGAGCTGCGCCAGCGGCTCAGCGAATACGAGCTGGGCCCGCAGGAGTGGGACCTGATCCGCGAGGCGCGCACGCTCACCGGCGAGGACGGGCAGAAGTACTTCACCACCGATCCACTGGACGAGCTGGCGAAGGCTGAGCCCGAAAAGGAGGACGACGTCTACCGGACCAAGGCGCTGCTCGGCAGCTTCTTCCACGACCAGATGCGCCTGGCGCTCAACGAGCCGGGGCCGCGCCAGACGCTGGCGGCGCGGGCGCCAGGCTCGGTGCTCGGGCTCTCGGGGCCGGTGCTGCGCAAGGGCACGCCCGAGGGCGAGATCGCGCAGTCGCTGTTCCAGTTCAAATCGTTCGTCACCGGCGCGTTCGGGCGCCACTTCGTGCCGGCGTTCTCCGAGGCGATGCGCGGCAACGCCGGCCCGCTCGTCCACCTGATGCTGTCGATGACGCTGATGGGTTACCTCGGGATGCAGCTCAAGGCGCTGTCGCGCGGCGAGGTGCCGAAGACGCCGGGGGATCTGATGGACATGCACCCCGGCATGAGCATGGCCGAGGCCTGGACGAAAATCTGGGGCGCGTCGATGGCGCAGGGCGGCGGCCTCGGCCTGCTGGGCGACTACCTGTTCGGCGAGATGGACCGCAACGGCAAGGAGTTCAGCGCGGACAGCTTCATGGGGCCGACCGTAGGCCAGGGCGCGCAGGTGCTGCAGGCGTTCCAACACGCGGTGACCGGCAACGATATCGACCCCGACACCGGCAAGCGCCAGCTCCCCGGCGAGCTGGTGCGGCTGCTCGGGCAGAACCTGCCGGTGATCAACACGTGGTACACGCGCCTCGCCATCGACTACCTGATGCTGTGGCGCCTGCAGGAGGCTGTGAACCCCGGCTACCTCGACCGCTACCAGCAGCGGCAGGAGGAAAAGGCGAGCGCGCGCTACTGGTTCGCGCCGACCACGCCTGGCCCCTACGGGTCCTGATCCGACTGCCCGCCCCAGGCCGCATCCTGGGGCGATGATGAACCTGCTCTTCGTGCTCGCCGTCGTCGTCGGCTTCATCTTGTGGTTCCTCGCCACGTGGCCGGTGCCCTACGGCGAGCGCATCGCCCGCGCGTGCTTCATGGTCGCGGCGATCATTTGGGCCTTGGGCGCCCTGCACGGCGGCTGACGCCGTGAGCGTTACGCCCGTCACCACCGAGTCGGTCTATGCGCTGACCGGCGCGACGCTCGGTCCCTTCAACACCGTCTGGCCCTACAACGCGCCGAGCGACGTTGCGGTCTATCTGACCTACGACGGCGTGACCTGGGGCGGCCTGCTGAGCCAGGGCGCGGACTACACGTTGACCGCCTACAACCCGACCCTGACCAACGGCGGCTTCGTGACGCTGGCGGCGTACATGCTGGACCCGGGCGGCGCGTGGCTGCCGGGAGCGCAGATCGTGGTGGCGCGCCGCACGCCGCGCAGCCAGCCCTCGACGTTCGGCGAAATGGTCGGCTTCTCGCCGAAGTCGAGCGAGGATGCGCTGGATAACGTCGAGCGGCAGGTGCAGGAAATGAACACCGTGCAGGGGCGCACGCTGCGCGTCCCGCCGGGCGTCAACCCGCCGCTGGTCGAGCTGATCCCCAGCACGCTCTGGGGCGTCGACGAGAACGGCGCGTTCTACGAGTGGCCCTACGGCGCCGAGCCCAACATGCTGATGGGCACCGACAGCGGCGGCCGGCTAAAGTTCTGGGGGCTGCCCAACTTCCCGCCCTCGCAGGCGCCGCAAGCCTATGTCGAGAACTGGGGCGCGCAGGGCGGCAACCTCGCCTTCGACAGTTACCCGGCGTTCCAGGCGGCGCTGCACTCTGGCTACACCGTGATCCGCATGGCGGCGGCGGCCTATCGGCTGTCGGCCGGCATCGTCATCCCGTCTGGCGTGGCGCTGATCGGCGACGCGTTCTTCCCCGATCTGGTGGGCGGCACGCGGCTGGTGTTCGACCTGGGGGTGGCGACCTGTGTGCAGGTGGGCGACGGCGGCAATCTTAAGTCCACCGTCTTCAAGTCATGCACAGTGGATCGGGCGGCCGGGACACCGGGGGTTGGTACGTTCGGTGTCTTCGTGAAGGACGGCTATGCGGTTTCGCTTGATGAGATCGGCTCGCGCAATCATGGCATCGGGTTTAACTGGCGGGCCGATCCGCCCTACGGCATACATTCGTGCGGACGGAAGCTCTACACAGCCGCGATCACGAACCTCCATCTCTCGGTGAATACCTGGCCGGAGCTGTTCATTAGCCAAAGCCGCTTCGGCCAGAACGGCGGCGCGGACCTGAATTGCACGGCTTATGTGCGGATCACCGGCGGCGGCACGGCGGGCGCGGGGCCGAACGGGGTGTTCTTCAGCCAGTGCCAGTTCAATCAGGGTGTGAACGCGCCAGGGCACGGCGTGGAATGGGTGGGCGTCAGTCATACCGACAGCAACGCGCTGGAGTTCAAGTTCGAGCAGTGTCACTGGGAAGGCATCAGCGGGGCTGCGTTCTACACGGACAGTAGCTGCGCCATCCTCAACCGGCTGTGCATCACCGACTGCACGATCAACTGCCCCAACGTGCCGGCGTTTGCTTTGAACGCCGCCACGCAGCCGGCGGACTGGGCGATCCACGGCAATGAGTTCTATTCGCAGAACTTCATCCTCAACCCGACCGTTCAGTTCTCCAAGGTGACGCTCAGCTCGAACGTCATCCATTGCCCGGGCACCTTGAATATCCCGGCCAACTCGCTGCTGCAGTTGTTCGGCAACGTCTGGGACACGTTAACGATTTCTGGCGCCGGCAACTTGGTGTTCGCCGATCGCCTCGTTACGGGGCCGATGACTTCTTCGCTGACCGGGGTGCTGGTCAACCTGAACGTCGATATCGGCGTATCCTTTGGCGGGCTGACCAAGTTCAGTACACTGACCGCCCAAGAAGTAGAGTTCGGCGACGTCGCGTTCTACGCGCAAATGCAGTCGGGCAACCCGACCTTCGGTTTCGACGCGCAGGACTATCTGACCTACAATCGATCCGCCAACGAATACGATATCTTCGTCGGCAACAACCTGGCCCTGAAGATCAACGCCAACGGGATAGTGGCGTACAACAGCGGCGTCACGCTGATGACCTTCGGGCCGACGCAGCTCGTCTCGGCCGTGCCGATCAAGCCGCAGACCGGGACGTTCGCGGCGCTGCCGTCGCCGGTGACGATGGGCGCCGGCTCGCGGGCGTTCATCACGGATGCATCGGGGACGCCGGCCTTCGCAGGCGCGGCGGCCGGCGGCGGCGCCACCAACATGCCGGTCTACTCTGATGGCGCAGTATGGCGCTACGGCTAGGGGGCTGCTCGCCACGATGATCCTGGGGCTGGCGGGTTGCGCGACGACGGCGGCCGGCGTCAGCTACGACGCGCACCTCAAGGCCAGCATCGACATGGGCGTCAGCGCGCACGGCGTGTCGACGCGCAACCCGGTGAAGACCGACAAGGTGAAGCCATGAGCGAGACGAATGCAGGGCTGCAGGCCGGGCGTCACTCCAGCCACGCGCGCTACTGGCTGGCGCTGATCGTCGAAGCCACCAAGATCGAGTTCAGGGACAAGAGCGACCTGAACCTGATGCGGGCCAAGGTGTCGCTCGCGCACACCTACGCCAGGGCGGGGCTGCTGGGCCGCGCACCGCCGGCGCCGAAGGAATTGGAGGGGCAGCTTGACCTGTTCGCGAGGGTTGATGAGGCGGCGTGAGAGGGCGTCGTCGGATTTCCGACGCGGATTTTCGTCGGAAATCCTGAAAAACCCAATGAAAACAATGTCGCCCAGTTGATCGCCTCTTAACGTGGTCGCCGGGTAAGTGTCTGTTTTTAAACGCTTTTGAATGTGGTCGAATGTCGGAAAATGTGAACAAAAGGGGCGTTCGTCGGAAGCTTTCGTCGGAAATCCGTCGGAAACGTCCGTCGACTGATGGATTCGAGGGCGACGTCGGAAGCTTCGTCGGAAGCGTTCTGGCGCTTCCGACGAAGTCCCTGCGTTCTAATGCGCTGATTTCGCTCACCTAAAATACGTCACGACAGGAGAGGAAGCTGGCTAAGTCAGCCGCTAACCAGCCGCAACTTAGCAGCGCGGGTACGCATCTTTGCGAGCTTGGCCGCCTGGTGGCTACCCTCACCGTCATGGAGGGCGTCGAGCTTATCGGTCGCCGAGTCCGCCATGCGCTGGGTCTTTTCGAGGTAGTGGCTACCGACGATCTTGGCGATCGTCGCCTCGCTGTGACGCGAGCGGGTGGCGATCTCGGAGAAGGTCATCTGCGCCTCGGCGCAGCGGGTGATGCCGGTGTCGCGCAGATCTCGGAACTGCTTGTCGAGGATAGCGGGGTAGCCGACGCGACTGCCGTCATCGAGCCGGGCGTACTGGCGTGGCAGGCCCGGCGCGCTGCTGGCGATCTCGCGCGCCAGTTCGAAATACTCGCGAACGGTGTCAGCCTTCCAGCGGCGGCCGATGCATGGGAGGCACGTCTGCGAGCCATGTTCGGTGCAGTGCTGGCGGCGGGAGGGCAGCTCACAGAGGAACACGTGCTTGTCGTGCAGATCTGCGGTCGCGCCACCGGCGTCGATCCATCGCTGTCGGATCTCGCCGATGCGGGCGATGGCGCGTTTGGAAAGACGCGGGATGCCGCTGATGCCGGTCTTCTCGCGCGCCCCGGCGACGTAGAACTCGTCATCGAGCTGGTCCCACGTGAGGCTGATCAGGCTCTGCTGCTCCCAGGTTAGGTCGACGCCGAGCACGACCATGTCGCCGAGCGACGGCACGCCCAGCCACTCGAAAACCTCGACCAGGGCGTCGATCTCGGTCTGGTCGAGCGTGACGATGCGGCCGGGCACCGGGGTCTTGGGGATATCGAGGCAGGGGTTCGGATCGCGGATGCTGCGCTTGCGCCGCATCCAGTTGAACCAGCCGGTGGCGATGGTGAGCGTCGAGTACGCCATCGACGGGCTGCGGGCGTGGATGACGTCGTAGGCGTCGAGCAGATGGAAGCGGGCACCTGGGGTGTCGGAGAGTTGCAGCACGGCGATATCCTGGCGGCGCAGCTCGGCGACGGTCATCATCATGCCGGCCGCGACCGTCTCGATCAGGACCTTCATGCAGGATCGGTACTGCCGGCGCGTGGCGTCGGCGAGCACGTCCCTGAAGGGCTTGGGATCGTCCAGATAGTCGTCGAGCAGCGCGCCGATCGAGAGTGCGCCGGCCGAGAAGGACTCAGGCGCCGGGGCGGTAATGGCATGGGCGCCATGCGGGGCGAGTTTCCCCATCCACTCCGGGACCGGCTCCTTACGCAGCCAGCCGTCGAGTGCGGCGTTGATCTGATCGGCCAGATCGCAGGCCGCGCCGCGGGTGAGCCACGCGCCGCTCGTCAGGTCGCGGAAGTCGTAACCCTTCCAGCCGAGCTGGCGGAACTTGGGCGACGGCTCCCAGCGCGGGTGACCGTCGCGCCACTTGAAGAAGCGGGGTTGGAAGGCCTGCGATTTCGCAGGCTTACGGCTGGTCTTGGCAGGCATGCTGGTGTCCTCGCTGGAAACAAACTCAGCCTTACCATCCATTGATTTTTCCGACGCCGCAAGTGGCGCCGAGTCGCAGCTCAGCCTGGCGACGAGCTTCGGCCTCGCGTGATGCGCTCGACCTCACGCATGGCGCGGCGCTGGCGATCGGCTGTCGACCTGGCGGGCGGATCGGGATCGTTGGGCGGCTCCAGCTCCATGCCTTCGGGTCGGCTCTGTCGGACCATCCAGGCGTCGACCGCTTCGCTCATCCACTTGAGCCGGCGGCTCGGGCTGGCGGGGCGCGGGAAGCCGCGGGTGGCGATCCAGTCGCGGTAGGAGCGCCGGAAATGATCGGGGCTCACGCCCACGCGGGCGGCGGTCTGGTCGGAGGTAATGAGCATTGAAAATCACCGGGGCAAAACGAGAGCGAGCGCCGCCCAGGTCGCGACGGGCAGCACGATGGCGGTAAAGACGAAGGCCCACCGAAAATGGCGGGCCTCTGGTCGTCTTCGTTTCGGAAACTCGCTGATCAGCGGGCCCGTCGATGGCGCGTGGCTCGATCGGGAACTGGGCACTACCGGCCTCCCTTGAGCTGGGTTTCCCTCCGGATGCGCTAGGCAGTGAAGGACTGCGCTCGGATGGTGTCAAGACAAAGGCAAGCATTCGTGATGTTCCACGTGAAACAGACGCCGAATGTGCGGCAATGTTATCGGATGCGGTGGGGTGTGATTAGTGGCGGGTATACAGAATGAACGCTGGGACGACCACGTGTGAGCACAACTAGTCACCGAAAACCTCAAGCTTTGGCACGTCGCACTCTTGTCAAATCGGCGAGAAAGGTCTTGCTTGATCGCTTCCTCTAGCGGGAGGCGGCGATGCGCGGGCGAGTCGCAGCGGACGCAAGTTTCAATCCGAGCACGGTGTTTCTTGATCGACCCCGCTAGCGCCGATGGCGCGCGCGGCGATCACAATCTCCGCAGCCTGGCGGGCCGCCGTCGAGGTGACCGCGCGCGCCTACGGGCTGAACCCGAAAGAGCTGGCCGCGACGAGCGGCGCCCGGCGCGCTGACCCGAGCTACTGGGAGCCGCGCAAGCTCGCCCTCTACGTCGCGGTGCTGACCGCGGACTGCACCTACGCGGGCCTCGCCCAGGTGATCGGCATGCACCGCGACACGGTGACCTCGCAGTGCGAGGAGGTCCGCAAGAACGCCGCCTCATCGCCGCTGCTGGAGCGCCGCACGGTCGTGCTGGAGATCCGTGCGCGCCAGGCCTGGGCGGCCGAGCTGGTCGAAGTGGTCGAGGAAGCCGGCGCCGGCCTGGCGCGCGCCTACGAGCTGGCGGGCATGGTGGAGTCGGCCGAACAGGTGCGCTGGCGCGAGGCAATCATTGGAGGCATAAGGGAGATCGCCGCAACCGCTGGCTCGGTTCATCCGACAAAAAATTGTGGCGAACTCGACGCCCGGATCATCACGTTCCCGCGAGCCGAGGCGGCGGAATGAAAACCGTGGCCGCCCTCTTCGTGAATCCCGAGGGCGCCTACGCCGGCCTGCCCGACGTCGAGGTCTGGGACGCGGCCCGCGATGCGCGCAGCTACGGCGGCCCGCACCCCGTCGTGGCGCACCCGCCCTGCCAGCGGTGGGGTCGGTACTGGCACGGCACCCCCAACAAGCCGCACCAGTTCGACCTGGGCGCCGACCAGGGCTGCTTCGCCGTGGCGCTCTGGGCGGTGCGGACGTTCGGCGGGGTGCTGGAGCACCCGGCGCACTCGGAGGCCTGGGACTGGTACGGGATCATGCCGCCGCTGACCGGCGGCTGGCATCGTGCGGACAGCTTCGGCGGCTGCACGTGCTCGATCGAGGGGCACTTCGGCCATCTGGCGCGCAAGGGGACGTGGCTCTACGCGGCGCACGTCGAGCTGCCGTCGCTGCCGTGGGGCCGGGGCGCGCAGCGCCTGCCGGCTGGCTACGTCGAGCGCGTCGGCTACGAGAAGGCGCGCCGCACCGGGGTGATGGCTGCGGTCGGCGGCAAGGCGAAGACGCAGATCCGCGAGGCGACCCCGCCCGAGTTCCGCGACCTGTTGCTGTCGATCGCGCGAACCTCGACGCGGAACGTGGAGGCGGCGGCATGAGCCAACTCCCCGACAAGGATCGGGTGCGCCGCGAGCTGCAGCTCCGGGTCACCGATCTGCTGGAC